TAGTTTCCATAGTGCCAGTAGAAGTGACTGTGCTTTCTGATTTGATCGTGTCGTCATCATTAGCAAAAGCAAAACTACTACTTAATAGAAGTAATGCCATTACAAATAAACGTATCATTTGCGCTCCACTAACCGATCTAGTTTTTCTTCAATACGATCAAATTTACTCATTATTTGACCAAGCACCTGATTAGAGTCAGTTTTAGTGACGTACTCTTTAGCCAACTCTTCTCTAGTTCTGTTTAACAAAATGGTAACGCGCTTCAGTTCTTCATGGTGGGCTTTAATCCACCATATTAAAAAACCAAACCCTGCGGTTAATCCAATGTTCCAAAGAGATTCCATGTTATGCTACTTCTTCCAGTGCAGAATTAATACCTAAAACATCTTCAAGCCTATCTCTAATACCAAGACCATCCAGATTTTGTGCAAACGATGGCGACCACCACAAGTTACTTAGATGTAAAAAATCCATAGAGGCTTTTCCGCTATCTACTATTACTTCTGGAGCGCGCCCAAAAGTTCCAGCAGGGTAAGCATGTTCTATCATGTCACAGAAAGCCTTGTCATACTTTCCAGTTTCCATACATCGCTCACCACGTTCTCTTGCGTAGTCCCAAAAAGGAGTGTTGTACTTTGAACCAGCAAAATAGTGTAGCATGATTATACGTTCTACGTTTCTTATTAGACCTACATATTCCATGTTAGCTTGTTCTGTAGACATAATACCTTGAATACAGTTCATGGCGTTATCTAAAACATGGTTCGCCATACCAAAAGACATAGCTTCCAAAGGCTCTAAGAAGAAAGACGAGTTGCCATTGCTTGCTAATCGGTCAGTAAAATTGCGGTTCTTTGAGTAGTTTTTAAATCCAAAAGAGTTAGTTTCTTTACTAGGAGTTAAGCCAAAGTCACTAAATATTGCCTTTATGTCCTCTTTAACTTCTTCAAGCGTGTTGATGTCGCTGTTATATAGATAACCAACAGAACATCTGTTTTGCAAAGGTATACCAAACACCCAACCATACGGCCTAGCAATGGTAAGTGTGTGTGAAAACTTTGGAGCGTCCCAGTAACACTGATTTACATGGACAGCGTTTACAGGAATGTAAGCAGACTGTGAGTGTTGGTTGTAATCTTTAGGGCGACCAGAACAATCAATAATATAGTCAGCATCAATTTCGTCTGGAGACACATTATGCTCAAACAAATCAACATGATCTTTTAGCCTACCATAGATGTAGTCTTGCATTTTGTTTGCGTTAAAGTGAATAGCAGTTGATGGTGTAGGAAAATCGTGTAGAAATTCTTCTTCTGTTGCAGACCATCCGCGCTTGAATATACCTGTTTTTACATAGGCATCTACAAGATTAAAATCTTTCCCACTAAACCCCAAAGCCTTATTTAAAAGGTGAGGTAAGGTGAGAGTTGTACCCTCACCCACTGCTTGCGGTTTTATGGTGGGATCATAGTGCCACTCAACCTTTGTGTTTGGGAAGTTAAGTTTCATTTGTAGCGCAGACATACACCCTACAGTCCCACGCCCTATGACTGCGTATTTCTTCATGACATATCCAAAACAGAAGGTATTGAAGGCCACGTCACAGAAGATGGAAACGTATCTTGATCTGTTATATCTAACAAAGCTGTTCTATACGCTGTGACCTCATTTTGTTGGGTAGAAGTTAACCCATCCCAACGCAATGGATTTGAAACAACAGGATCAACAAGACTAGCCAATAGTCCATTCCGTTGACGCCTTATTTCGGCGGCACTAGAGTTATCTATTTCCTCTTGTGTTGGAGGCTCTGGAGCGACATAAGGCGCAATGTCATTTGCCTCTTGCATCTGAGCTAATAAAGCTGTGTTGTCTATAGTATCATCTGCATCATTTACGTCTAAGGTGTAGGGTGTCCAACCTTCATATTTTTCAAGGTCTAGCCAACAGTCTATGCGATTACCTGTATCGTCGATATAAATTGCGTCTCTGTAAGTATAAGCCATTATGAGTACCTCACCCAAAGAGCAGTATACTTCTGCTTCCAATTCTCGCTACCATTACTTGTATCTGCTACGGGAGACATTAAACGCCAACTCCCTGAATAAGTTTGATTACTAATAACAGTTCCTGGATTATTATAACCAGCATTATTTATTGTAGAATTAGTTACTGTAGTACCAGAAGTCGAAGTAGCTGTTTTGTCAGCCCCTTCCTGAGAACTTGCTAATGCTCCTCTAGATCTTAATGCACTTCCTGCCGCAGTTCTTCCTTCTTTATACACTTTGTAAGTGCCACCTGTTTCCATACCAGTATCGTAAGCAAGAGTATATGTACCCACACCATTTGTGTCTGTAGATGCACCAGCATCAATATTCCCACTACCAGTGATAGCCGTTCCACCGACAGTTTTAAAACCACCTACACTTGTTGTAATATTAGCACTGTCATCAATAACAGTTGTTCCACCTATTTTAATAGCCATCTTCGTATTCCTTTACTATTAGCTGTTAAGTTGTGATTTAAGCTCGTCAATCTGAGCCTGTTGTTCTTTCATAGCTTCAATAAGTACAGCCACCATGTTGCCGTATTTAACTGACTTGATGCCATCCTCATTAGTGTTGACTACATCAGGCAATACATCTTCTACCTCTTGAGCAATGACACCTATTTCTGAGCCACCATTCTCTAGCCAATCAAAGCTAACACCACGCAAAGACTTAACTGCATCTAGTGAGCCTGTAAGTGTCTCTACATTTGTTTTAAGATTAGCATCTGAGGTGGAGTTGAAGTTGGTTGCATTTACATCACTAGTAAAAGTAGCTACATCGTTAGCCGCAAGTGTTAAAGCTAAAGAAGTATTGTCTACATAAAATTGTAGTGATTGTATACCACTACTCCCTGATTTAATGTATGGACCAGTCGAGTTATCATAACCAATTTCTGTTTTGTAATTTGTGTTTGAACCACCACTAACTCTTATAGCTGAAGTTACACCTTTACGAACTTCAAAATCAGTATTTGGGGATGAAGTTCCCACTCCAACTCTATCATTACCACCATCAACAAACAACATACTTGATTGACCATTTGACTCAACACGGAAGTCTACGTCAATACTATCTTCATTAAAAACAGTATCATTCGGATTAATAATCATCCGTGTACTGTCACCAATAACTGCTCTTAAAGTATTAGCCTGATTAAATTGTAAATAACTATCGTCATCTCCATTAGAACGTAATTTACCCGTTGATCCCAGAACAACATCACTATTAAAGATAGCATCTCCAGCCGCTGACATATCAAGGGTAAGGGCTGTTATACCAGAATTATTATCTTTACCAGTAAATTTTATATCTGCATCATTTTGTGTTGCTTGAACAATAAGTGTGTTACTACCATCATCCATAACAATAGCACCTACTTCTATTCCACCATCCTTAAACCTTATATCACCACCATCAGCATCAAGGGTAATATCTCCTGACGCATCTAGTGTTAGGTTGCCAGATGGATTAGCTATAGAGCCTGATAGGTAGAGGTCAGACCATCTCCTGTTTGACCAGCCAAGAGTTGTATTACCATCATTGCCAGAACCGTCTGCATTAGAGGGCGCAAATCTTGTGTTTGAATTATCTAATATTACAGATGTATTACTTTGGCCTATCACAAGTTGTCCAAAACCAGTACCAATACTACCTACAGTTGTGCCGTCTTTTGCAAATTTAGCAATATCACCATCAGATGTTTTTCTATTAAGAAATAAACATTCAGCACTTGCTCTAGTAGATGCCAACAAATTATTTGCACGAAGTTCAATACCTGTTAAATCAGTATCTACACTCGTCTTACCCACCAACAAGTTGCCTGATGAGTCGATGGTCATCGCTGTGCTTGATGCATTATCATCAATACCTGTAGATTCAAAACCTGCAATAGTACCCGTCATAGTACCACCTGCTAGTGGTAGCTTAGTAGCAATACTATTAGTTATAGTAGTACTGAATGATGCATCATCACCTAGTGCTGCGGCTAACTCATTAAGTGTATCAAGAGAAGCAGGTGAGCTATCTACTAAGTTTGCTACTGCCGTATCTGTATAAGCTTTGATAGACTGTTGTGTAGCTAGTGCTGTTGCACTGTTAGATGCCATGTTGTCTTCATCAAGTATATCTGTGATAGATACAGAACCTGTACCAGATAAGCTATCAAACTCAATTGATCCACCAACATCTAAGTTACCTGTCATAGTACCGCCAGATAAGTTTAGTTTTTCTGTGTCATTAGCTAATACAACCCAGTTACCTGCATGAGCAAAGTAACCCTTACCTGTTGCATGAACGTGAGCAAACATACCATGATAAGTTGATGCACTTGGTAAGTCTGATACTTGAGAGTATACGTTACCGAATAAAACTTTATTGCCGTTACCATCGATGTCACCTGTCATAGTGCCACCAGCTAGACCTAAGAACCTAGCATCTGACGCAGTCTTACTATAGTGATCTGCAAGTTGGAATGTACCGTAGCCTACGATGTCAATAATATCACCTACAGTAGCACCTGTAGCTAATACTACAGTAGAACCACTTGTAGCTGTTACGTCTGTACCAACTAAAAGTTTTACACCATTAAGGAATACATCTACATAACCTACATCATATGTTGCAGAGAATGTTGTTTGACCTGCTGTAGCTGTGTATGTGTTACGACCTGATGTACCATTAACGGATGAACCAGCAGCTTGCCAACCACCTGCACTACTACGAACAAACATAATGTTACTTGTAGTGTTAAAATATAATGCACCTGTAATAAGAGCATCACCATCATTGTCTACTGTAGGAGCAGATGATTTAGCACCAAGGTATCTATCATCAAAAGAGTCATAAGAATTAGCGGCATTAGTAGCACTTGTAGCCGCAGATGTTGCAGAGTTAGCTGAGTTTGTAGCTGATGTAGCCGCATTAGTAGCTGAAGTAGCCGCTTGAGTAGCACTAGCCGCCGCCGCAGTATTTGATCCAGCAATACTATCAACATACGTTTTTGTTGCCGCATCAGTATTAGCAGTAGGTGTACCTAATCCAGTAATCTTATTGTTGCCCATCGCTATAGCAGATGCCATAGTACCACCTGATTTTAGTAAGGCAGTTGTGTCAACGTAGTTCTTGGTAGCACCGTCCTGGTTAGCTGTTGGATCACCTAGTCCAGTTATCTTGCTAGTACCCATCGCAATTGCACCAGACATAGTTCCACCTGCCAGTGGTAACTTAGTAGCTATTGAGTTTGTTATTGTTGTAGAGAAGCTTGCATCATCATTGATTGCCGCCGCTAACTCATTAAGAGTATTTAATGCGGAAGGTGAAGAATCTACAAGTGCTGATACTTCTGTATCTACATAGTTCTTTGTAGCTGCATCTTGAGCATTGGTTGGGTCAGTAACATTAGCAATAGTTGTACCTGTAACATCTAGTGTTCCGTTTACAGTTACATTATTAAATGTTGATAAACCTGATCCTGCAGTTACATTACCTGTTACATTGCCTGTAAGATTACCAGTAACGTTACCTGTGATATTACCTGTTACGTTACCTGTAAGTGGACCTACAAAACTAGAACCTGTAATAGTTGTACCTGTGATTGCGGCTGTAGCAGAAGCACCAATAATAGTACCATCAATATTACCGCCGTTAATGTCTACAGTAGCTAGTGTAGCCTGACCAGAAGTAGACACTGTAGTGAAGCTACCAGCAACGGCTGTTGATGCACCTATAACTGTATTATCTATATTACCTGCGTTAATGTCTACAGTAGCTAGTGTGGCTGTACCAGTAGATGTTAAGTCTGTTACTGTAGCTGGTGCAGCAGATGAAGCACCTATGGTTGTACCATCAATAGCACCTGCATTGATATCTACAGTAGAAAGAGTAGACGTACCTGTAGCACTTAGTGTAGTAAACGAACCAGCACCTGCAGTTGTACCACCTATGGTTACATTGTCTATTGCACCAGAGTTAATATCTACAGAAGTAATAACACCTGTAGTTATATTAGCTGTACTTAGAGTAGTTGTTCCAGTAACACCTAATGTGCTACCAATAGTAAATGTACCTGCAACTGCACCATTAATATCTACATCAAGTGTATCTATGTGTGCCGTACCGTCTAAGTATAAATCTTTAAACTCTAAACCAGAAGTACCTAAGTCTATATCATTAGTTATTACAGGTATAATAGCACCATCAGAGAATCTTAACTGTTCTACTGCGGCATTAGATACTTCAACAAACACACCAATTTGATTAGTGCTTGTGTTTATAGAAACTTTGTTTAATGCATCAACGTCACCTATAAGTGGAATGTATCCACCTTCTCCTGTTGATCCATCATGTTTGTGTCCACTTGACACTGCAAATGCATCACGGAGTTTGTTATACTCGGCGTTGATAGGTGCTGCACGAAGTGTAGCTGTTGGTATTATGTCTGCTGAAGACTGTCTTACATAACCTGCCAAAGTATTATCTCCTGTCGGCTTTCTCATACGTTAAGGCTAACGCCTGTATAGTATGACTTGCATTTGTATTGTTTGTAACGTAGCTTATTGAAACAGAGTTACCTGATCCCGATATATTTGTAAGTGTTTTAGGAGATGGGTTACCATCATATATACCACCTGCTCCATATATAGCTGTACCATAAACGGAAGCTGCACCCTCTGTAGTAAAATCATAGTTGGTAGGGTTGCTTGTACCTGTGTCGTCGTAGTCATAAGATACACCAACAAAAACTTCTGTATCACCTTCTGATTTTAAGTATGTGTTTACTTTATGTATTACCTTACGTATCTCTGGATCTTCCATATAATAGTAGGGCGTTTGATATAGACTAAAAATAGAGTTGCCACCAAAGCTATTACCTTGTTCTTGTCTATGTACTCTACCAGAACCATCTCCATGTATCACATGTTCAAACTGTCCTATGTAACCACTATCTACACAATTTGCTTCCATACCTGTAAGCTGACTATACTCAAAAATACTTTGTTTGTTTTGACTCTTACGTATACCACCTATTAAAGATAGAGATGAATCATTTTTAAAGAAAAATCTAAATTGTGACTTTTTCCTAAGTACTACAATAGCTATATCTTCTATTTGTTCTGATAAATAATAGTTATCAAATATTGATTGTATCTCTTTAGAGACTGTAGCAAGTTCAACATCACCTATTTTATCTGTACCAGAGACAGGACGTACACCATCAGGTCCTAAGAATAATAAGTCACCACCAAACTCTACCACAGAATCGGGTGCCAGGCAACCCATATTTGATGTAACATTCTCTAAAACAAAGTTAGCTGCATTGTTACCTGTCAATCTTTTAATATCATTAGCACCAAATATATACAGTTGATTACGGAACTTTTTAATAGCTGTTATAGTATAACCTACATTAATAACGCCAGCCCCGTTAGCAGGACTAAAATCAGAATAGTTTAGCGGAGCACTAAAATAAAGATTAAAAGGCTCAGTAGAGTCCCCACATAAGAAAGCATGGGATGCAAACTCTTCAGAATATTTAGGATTGTCAGGAGCTTGTGCATGTGTTATCTGTGAATATGCAGTGCCATTATATGCAGCTGCAGGGTTTACTCCATCTGTAAGCAGTAATACTTCACCTGACCAGTTAAAGCTAGTGAATCTTATTCTACTAACATTAGTCATATCAGGATTACCAGCTTCGGGTATAGCTACCCAAGACGAGTTAGAGTTTTGCCACTTGTATAAGTAGTCATGCCCTGATGTAGGTTTTCTACATGCAAATATTCCATCGTCTAAGTTACCATTTACTGCTACACCTAGTACAGCACCTGTACCAGGAACTGTTCCGTAGTCATTAGAGTAACCACTAATACGACGATACCCACCCGATAGTGCAGGTTCATAGTTTATCATACGTATAGCACTACCTGATAGGTTTGAAGCTTGGGTCAAGGGATCAACATTAGTGATCAACCCTCCAGCACAAACTGACAGGTATGTATTTAGTTTATCTACCATCTAGACATCATTCTTATAGAAAGAGTTACCCATTCTGTTTATTACAGTAGACCTTAGATAGTCTTTAGTATCTACTAATAGTCTACGCATAGTCTTTATACCTTTTTTAAACTTATCTGCGTGTAACTGTGCAGACTGTTCATTAGATCTAAAGTGCATTAAGTACATCATAGCACCATCAAGTACTACATGTCTAAATCTATCTGGTATAATACAAACGTCACTACTTAAGCTTAAATCTGCAGGGAACTTCCAGTAGCTATACTCTATAACATAGGCTGCATCAGGAGGAGGTGTAACTCCAAACTTAGTGCTTTGTGTTTTATATACAGTAGTAGGTTTACCATGACCACTTACACCAGCTACATCATCTATGCTTCTCTTTTCTGATACATAGCTTTCGTAAGAAATACTAGGTAAGTGTGTTGGTTGAGCAGACTGTGCACTTGTTAGATAAAAAGTTTCCCAATCAGCTTTTGAATAATCAGCAGGGAATTCATACGTGCTAGTACCAGAAGCTAGTGTGTGTTCATATGTTACTAAAGTGAAAGGCCACTCTTGTGCATCTTGTAATATTTCACGTATGGAAGAATTAACAGCATCCTTAGCTAGAGACTGAACGTTTTTAGTTGTAGAAAAATCAGATTCACCAATCTCAACTTCGTTAAGACGACGAAGTAATTCGTTCACTAGGTTTATATAAGTCGCCATATTAATTCCTACAGGAGTTTAAATGTGTATAAAGGGGCCAGTACAAAACCAGCCCCAATATTAAGTTTTATTACGCAGCGTTGTAGTGTGCTGTGACTAATGCTTCTGGGCGAAGAATCTTGCGCCCGTAAAGATGCATACCGCGAACGATGTCAGCGAATGAATCTGGGTCACGATAGTTCTCAACCTTGTTGATCTGCTCAGCAGATGCAACAGCATCGTCTTGTCCAGCTACGATAACACCAAAGTTTACGTCTTGTGCTAGTGCACCAGAAGTTCCAGCACCTGTACCCTTAGCAGGTAAAGAGTTGGATTGGTAAATACGGAAGCCGTGTAGGTTGTTTAAGACCAAGCCGTTTTGTAGACCTGCTCCACCGAAGTCAGCATTCAACATGCGTGAATCTTCGTCTTTGAGCATCTCAATAAATACCGGGTCTAATACCAGCCATCTACCTCTTGAATCAACATTTGCTGTATCCATCTGACGTGCCATACGAGCAACCACTGTCAAAGGTGAAACAGTCGCTGTAGACAACGCTGTTGCGCCTGGAAGACGTGGAGCCAATGGGATTGAATCACCAGCAGCATATGCTGTTGAAGCAGAGTCAGCAGAACCCAATGAACCGAAGTCCGTTGCGTCCAAATGGTTAGCAGTTAAAAATTCACCTGTTAGGTTACCAGCTGTGTCGTGCTGTGCATCACCTGATGTTGCGGTAATAAAAGCACCTGCAGTTGTGTGACCTGACATGTATGATAGAATGTCTGCATCCATTGAGTCAGCCATCTTAAACGCTGCACGGTCAGCAGCTAGGCTAACGTAGTCAACATTTGAGAATTGGTCCTCGATGTCATCCATCTTGAACGCAAAGTAGTTAGCTTTGTCAATAGTCAAAGAGAAGTCTTCATCATTCAACTTTTCAACAGAGATAGCTGTGTGACGCTCAAGAGCGTTTACAGTTACATCTGGTTCTTTTTGAATGCGAACAACGTCGCCTTGGTTTGCAATCTCACCAAAGTAAGAGTTATTAGTGATTGCGTTAGCTACAGCTGCACGACGAAGTGCGATCTGTGCTTGTTTTGAGTAGATAATCGGGGAAAAGTTTCCGTTAAATCCACCACTTGCGGAAGTAATAGCCATTGTGTAATCTCCTTATAGATATGGCGTGACATTATACGCTTCATACCAACTAAAGAGGCTCTTACTATTAGGGTAGTCAGCTTTGCTTTTGGGATCGCCATCCTTTGAGCGCTGGGCCTTTAGTCCGAGGTAGTTCTTTTTCTTGGATAGAGCTTAGTTATAAGCATGTGCAGTACAGGGAACAAATCCAAAAACCCTCACTGCACATGCCTCTAGTTGTACACATCTTTTAACAGATGTCAACTATTTCTTTGATAAATCGTAAATAAATTTACCTTTACGTTGAGCGTCCATTATTTCTTCTTGACGCTTTTCGTATTCTTTAATGCTCATCTTAGCAATTTGTGACTCACGTAAGTAAGATGAACTGTCGTCTGACTCTGGTGCAGCTGAGCGTTTACTCTTTATAGAACTCGCTGCGCCTTTATCAGATGAATTAGCTTTCTTTGTAGAGATACCATTGTCAGCTTTGTACAAGTCAATAACGCGAGATACAGATTTAGCATCGTCTACATTCTCGTATAAAGCATCCTGTACCCACTTAGGTTGATTGTCTGCCCATGTGTGGAAAGCATCGTCTTCCCTAATAGATACAAAGTCAGGGTGCATATGCACTAACTCAGCCTCAGCTTTTTCTCGCTTTGCACTAGAGCGTAACTCTTCTATCTCAGCAAGCCTAGCATCTAGAGTAGATGACTTCTTATCAGCTTCTTTTGCTGCAATAGCTTCTACAATACCTGCAACATCTGGGAACTTCTTAGCCCAAGCTTCAATCTCTTCTTCTGACTTAGGAAGCACAAGCTCATTCTTTGTTGCAAGATCCAGTTGTTTCTCTAGCTTGTCAAGCTTAGCAGTAAAGTCTTTCTCTTTATCCTGCATGTGTCGGCGTAGATCACCATACCGTTTCTTGAAGTTTTTCTCTTCACCACTTAACTCAGCATCATCTTCTTGTGCTTCACCTTCGGGTTCTTCTTCTTGTTCGGTACTACTCTCTGTCTGAACTTTGGGTTCGACAGGATCTTCGCTACTGGGTTTCGCCTCAACAGCTTCTTCTGTTTCATCTGTCTCGCCACGTGCTTGCTTTAGCAGTGCCTCTAGTTCTTCTTGATCACGCTTAACACGTGCATCATTTCTTTGATGTGAAGCCGATGTAGTTTTAATCGGCGTAGTTTCTTGTGGCTCTTGTATCATGTTGTACTCCTTATGATGGGGCCAGCCTAAGCTGGGTAGCCTTATTGTTATATGAAGTTTTTGTAGTTACTTCTTCTTCTTGGTTTTCTTCTTGGAAGCTAAACCACCTTCTTTAAAACCTGTTACAGGTCTTCCTCTAGCTATGTCTGACATTTTCTGAGATGCTTTTCTACCTTCAGATCTGATTTTACTTATCTCAGAAGATGAAGCACCTCTTCGTTTTGCCTTAGCAGCAACAGTGTTAGTTGCAATCATAGATGATTTATACTGATCTCTACCTCGTTGAGCAGCTGCCTGTGCTTCTTCTGCACGTCTAGCCTCAGCTGCTTGAGCAGCAGTAATTGCTGCAGCTTCTTCTTCAGCCTTACGCTTATCTCTAAGGTCTCGGAATTGTTGAGATGTAATTGGGTCTCCATACGGGTTATCATATAGAAGAGATGTAGTTATATTGTTAGGATCTGTTTCATCTACTATAGGTTTTGATACAAAAGCCTTCTTAACTTCTGGAACTATTGGCTCTGCTGCATATACTTCTGGTTCTTTAACCTTCTCTAAAGCCTCTCCATATGTAAGCGTTGGGCTATATTCGTTTTCCTCACCAGCCTCTTTTGCTTGCATAGCTGCATAAGACTCACTAGCTCCAAATTTTCCTGTCTTTAAGAACTCCAAGAAGTCTCCATCATTTGCTGAGCCTTGTGTAGATGCAAACTCACTACCTTCTTCCAAAGATATATCAGCTATCTTTACAAACACTTCTCTATCTACTGGATCTCCATAACCAAGCTCAGTTGCTATGATAGTATCTTGACCTAGGTTATTATCTTCACCTTCACGTGTATATCTTCTACCTAAGACAGGTGCACCATCACTACCTTTTATAACATTATCATCTTTATCTTTCATCTCATACCACTCAAAGCCATCACCAGCATACACACCGTTCCTAGTAACCTGACCATAAGATTCAAATTGCGTTTCTTCTCCAGTTACAGGGTCTACATAAGTAGATACCTTACCTGTTGTAGGAGCTATTGTATTTTCTACTACCTCTACAGGTGACTGTGTTTTTTCTATATCCATACCCATTATGGCAGGGTCTCCAGGAGAAATAACATCACCAGTTATAGTACCTTCAAAGTCGTATACTTCACCAGCTTCATCATCCATCCGCTTAGCTATCTCTAATGCCTTCACTTCATCGTCAGTCTCTGGGAAGAACTCATCTTTTAGAGCACCATATACACGTGTTATTAGGCCAGGTTTACCTTTCTTGGATGCTTCTAATAATCCTTCAAGAACAGATTTTTCTGCTGTAGGTGTTTCTTTTGCTGCAATCCTACGTTCTATCTCTTTCTCTAAGCTTCTAGCACTATGCATCATAGCACCCTTAACAAATAGACCTAGTACAGGATTAATAGCACCTGCACCAAATGCTATTGCTGTAGACTTAGCAGACGATTGATCATCTAACATCTTAGCAATTTCGTCTGTGGTAAGCGTCTTATAGTTAATAGCCTTAGGTGCTGGCATCGGTCTACTGTCTCTACTTCTACCAGTAGGTGTTACAACCTGTGGTTCTGGTTGCGCTGCAGTAGTAGCAGTAGTTGTAGTATCTGCAGTAGTTTCCTCTTGTAGTGTATATCCAGGAGGTATAGACGTTTGAGGTTCACCATTAATAAATGTAATATATATAGTGTGTCCAGATTCACTAACATATGTACGAACTTCTACAGTAGGTGCACTACCTACCGATCCGTTACCTGCACTAATACCTTCGCTACCTAAGCCCAGCGCACCCATAGTTTCGTAACCCTCATCACCAGGAGATAGAGCATAACCACCCTCAGCCATTGCCATAGGTTCGCCATCATCTTCTACTTCTAGTTCTGATATATCAAACATCATACCATCAAGTTCATCTACAGGCTCACCACCAATACGTCCGTTTTCAGCCATATCTTGATAACCAAACTTAGCCTTAGCTCGTAAGTTCTCAAAGAACCTAACACCATAGAAGCGTACTACGTCAGAAGGTACGACATATTCACCCTCACTTAGTTGTGCTGGTATATCGTCACGTACCTCTTTTGGGGTAGAACCCATCGGAACTTCGTTACCTGACACAGGATCAATACCCTGAGTGTTGTCTGGTACTGTATCTAAATCTACGCTACCACCCAGTGAAAAAGCCATTCTTGTTTGTTCATTCATTATTGTTCCACCTTCTTTGAATCCTTTTACATTTTTAGTAGCTGTTATTATTGAATCTTTTAAAGTAACATTATTTTTGCCAAATACTTTTTCTACAAAAGGCAAATACTCACTTGTAGTTTGAAACCTTTGCCAACCCTTAGATGTTTGCCTTGCACCCTTTTCTCTATCTGCTTTACTTCCTTCGTACACAGAAAAGTGTGCCTTTCCTTTAGGTTTTATTGCGTTCTCTGCCTGTTCAACTACATTAAAAATGTTTTCATCTTCTTTTATAACATTTAGTACATTGTGAGACATAGCCATATCAGCTTGTCCATCTTTTACAGAGTCAACAACTGCTGCATTATGTTCTGGTGTTCTATTAAACGGATCATAAACTTTTACAGTTGCACCTTCTTCAGCAGCGTCTTGCACTAAGTTATCAAAGCGCCCACCACCAATGTCAACAATAACATCACCGTCTTTTATTTCACCACGTTTCTTTAGCTTATTGTAACCTGCAGGTCTTTTAAACTCATTTATAGATGTTGCTGCTGAGTCATAAAGTTGTTTTGGATATGACCATACACTTTGCTCTTTAGAACCATCTATATCTGTACGTGAAACTTTTTTAGTTTTGCTAGGTACTACTTTAAAGTCTTTACTCTTTACTCGGTCTGCTAATTCTGAATAAACTTGCATAGGCATAAACGTAGTATCACCTGCTCCTATACTATTTTCCTGAGCAACTTTTTCTAACCTACGTGAAAAGCCTTCACCAAAAGCAGGTTCGTCCATAAGATCCACAGCAGACTGTGTTACAGTTTTATCAAATACACCTGCTGGTGTGTCTGAAATCATGTTTATCTGAGGCACACCTGTCTTAGATACACCATAATCAGTTTTTTTATTAGGGTTTATTTTTACACGCTTAGCTACATCAAATACTTCTCTAGCACCATTCTTTATAGCTTTAGCAGCGGCATCTCCTATTCCAGGAATAAGACCTACAATAGCAGCTCCACCTAAAGCACCAGCTAAATAGTAATTAGGATTAACCTTTTGTAGTTCATCATAGACTTCTTTAGCCGCCATAGCATCACCAATAATAGGTGTCATACTAGCAACAAAAGTAGTTGCATCCTTTATAGATATCTCAGGAATATTAACCTGTAATGAATCTGCATAATCACGCCATTGATCTGTAGTTCCACCTTGAAACATTTCTTCAGTTTGATTATCTAAGTCATCCATTTACTTTATCCCTCAAGTATTGAAGTTGACGTAGCGCACGTATAGCACCTTGATGCCTGTATAGTTCAGCAGTATCTGTAACAGTTTCCATACTACGATGTTGTGTAGAAATACGCTCCTCTAACTCAGAGAGAAACGATTCCCACGATATCTGATTGTTTACAAAACCCTTAAGAGACATTGCCACTAAATCCTTGTTCTCCTGGAACTGGTGCTGTACCCATGCCTATCTGTCCACCTCCACCACCAGATGTGTCCTGTACGCCTCCCTGAGGAGTCTGTGGCGCTTGTTCGCCCCCCTCTGGTGCAGGTACACCCTCAGGTGCTTCTGGAGGCTGTGCTGGTTGCTGGAAGCCTTTGAGGATCTCAGCTTGGATAGCAGCGTCTGCCATAGAGTTAGTAACCTTATCAGGATCAAGATCCATAGACTTAGCAATCTCACGTATAATGTAATCCATCTTAGCAAAAGGAGCTAGTACTGGATTCTGTGCTACTTGTAAGAACTGCATTAAGCGCTGGGATCTTACTTCGTTAGCCATTAAGCTTTCTGTACCTGATGCTTGTACTTCTAAGTCACCACGTATTTGTTCATCAAAGTCAAATTGCATGTTGAAAGAGAAGAATGCTTTACCTAGTGGGCGTAGTAAATAGTCATCAACGTTTTTAACTACTGTACGGATAGAACCGTTGGCAGCAGACATAAGCATACTAATACCTGAGGCTGTACGCCCAACGCCTGATACGCCTGTTTGACCATGAGCAAAGCTAGGGAAGCCAGTACTTTCATCTGCTAGTACACGTGCCTTATCAAATAGTTGCATATTCTCTTGAGCAACATTTGGGAACTTAGTACCAAAGATGGCTTGTCCTGGTGCACCCCCAGCCCTGCGGAAGACCTTGCCCGGGTATACAGATAAGTCTTGTCCCGGTGTTAAGTTGGTCTCGTCTACTTCTATAATAAGATTACCAGATAGTGCAGCATTGTCAATAGCCATACGCATAAAGCCATTCATTAATGTCTGTGTATCATCCATATTCTCAGCAATACCTACACCAAAGAAGCTGTAAGGGTTATGCTCGTAAGGAACTGCATAGTAAGGAATACGAGTAGGTTTGAATGGGTTCAGTACAAATCGTAGTACTTCACCATTACATACCCATACGTTACAGTTAACCTCATCTAATTCTTTTAGTTCGCTGGGTATATTAACACCATGCTCTTCAAGTAGTTCAATGTCTACGTAACCCCAGAACTCTAGTACTTCCCAACGCTCAGAGGATGGTTGTGTATCATCGTCCTCCATAGTCATTTCCCAGTATTTCTGTATGTAGTCAGGCCCTTTATCTACAGCCAGCTGAACCGAATCAGACATGAAGTAGGGACGACTTCTTAAAGAACGTAATTGTGTACGTGACATCTTATGACGTTCAACAGTATATTCTGCATCATTCATAGACTTAGCTTCTGGGTCTGGGTAGAAATCCCAAGAAGAAACATGGCTACACTCAGGTACTGTCTTTACTAGAGGATCATATTCACCCTCATCATTCCAGTTAGGATATTCTTTATCTACTGCGAAAGGACCCTTCATAACACCTGTGCCTAGTAGCGCCATCTCAAACGCCATAGAGCGTAAGTGTGTTGATGCACCTGATTCTTGTAGCTGGTCATGGATTTTCTTTTCCATCTTCTTAGCTGCAATCATAGCTGGGTGGAACGATACAGTAGATGGTGTAGTGCCATCACCCTCAATAATCTTATCTGATACAGCTTCTAGCTTACTTTTTAAACCACCCATTCGTGCCTGTAAGTCCATAAGGGTCTCACCAGGTTTTAGAGAAGTATCACCGTTGAGCAAATAAGAACTAGAAGGTTTATCTTCAGTCACAGGTTTAAGTGCATCACCTGCAGCTTGAGCCTTAGGATCTATATTAATATGTACTGCTTCTGCTACACCATCAGGTAATACAGAAGGGTTAACTGATAGTGGGAACTTGTTGTTACCAAATAGTACATCAACAATCTGACCGTATGCAGCAAGTGTCTTAGTCTTAGTAACCTTAACAAATACGCGAGACTTTTCAGTGTCGGTAAACTGTACATCCTTGCCGTATAAGCCCCTATAGTTTCGGTAAGCTTTTAACCAGCGTTGTTCATCTGAGTAACGTGCATCTTCTGCTCGATTGTATCTCTCTTGTACAAAAGCTACTACACTAGATTTTTCTTCAAAGATTTTATCCGTACTGTTTTCTGCAGCTACGACTTCATCTGTTTCAAACATTTCTTCTTGTTCTGCCATTTATTAATACCCGAATGTTGTATCACTAGCTTGAAAGCCTGTGCGTTGTGTTGCTGGGTTGAAAT